TGCACCGACACGAAGTGCCATTCAAGGTCACGGGTTGGCCGGGGATAGATCGACATGGTGATGTCGGGGAAGCCCATGTTCACAAAGCAGACCTGTGGATACGTGCTGGTTACAGTCTTGACGGCAATCCCGTTGTACTGCTGCTGGTTGATAAACTTAATGCCGAAGGACACGTTTGTGCCCGGATCACGGAAGTAAGTAGCGTCATCCAGCATTACAGGACGCAGGCCAATAAAGTTACCAGAGGGGCCAAGGGTGCGAATGTACTCACCGGCAGGCCATGTAAATACTTGATCTTGGGTGCAAAACACGGCCAAACGCTCAATAGACCACGAGTCGATCATTTGGTTTAACGCTATCAGCGCATCTTGCGACATGGCAGCAGACGGCGTTTCACCTTCGGCAAGAATGCCAAGCAATCGGAGTGACCGATTAATTTGATCGCCAGCGGTGTATGTCGTCATGACTAGACTCCTTCGGTTTCCACCTTACGGGTGTATTTGCGCTTGATCCCGAGTGTGTTAACGGGAGCCGCTTCTTCGGAGTCCGAAGGCGTATCGGGATTGTACCTTGTCCAGCCGTTTTTCTCATCAGCTTCAGCTTCCATGTCGGAAATTGCTACTTTGGAACCGTGGAGAAAGTGTTTTAAATAGATGTGCATGTTGAAACGGGGGCCGAAGCCCCCGATACATTAGGCAGTAATGCCGAGTGTTTTCAATGCTGTACGGAGAGCATTGATAGCGGTTGCCAACTCAGTACCTGAAGCGGTATTGGTAACAGCCGTAATAGCAGCAGGTTGAGCAACAGGAGTAACGCCGAAGAAACCAGCGGTACCTCCAGCTTTACCCATGACTGCGCCATCCAATTGCTGATCTTCATAAGCAACGCCGATTGATTTGGTATTAGGCATGATGTTCCTTTAAAAAGATAGGGCCGAAGCCCCACCCGATTTAGCCAATACGATAGCAGGTGTAAGTGCCATCACCCGTCTTGCGAGCGCGGAAGATAGCACCAAAGCCAGAAGCAGTGGTCAGGCCAGAGCCAACCAAAGTCCAGCCGGTATTGACAGTCAGTGTGCCCACGCCAGTGCTGGTAGACATGACAACAAAGTCAAATGTGCTGCCAACTTTAGCGCTGCTGATTTCTGCGTCCACGCCACCCACACCGGCCACCAGCGGAAGCTGGAGGTTGTTGGCATTGGTTTGTGTGTACAGAATGATGCCACCTTCCAGATCAGCAACCGTCAAAGCGGCAGTTGCGTTAGCTGTATAGGTTGCAGGCGCTGGAGCGTAGCCCAGCACGATTTCGTTGAGGTTGCCATCACCAAGTTGATAGCCGCCGCCGCCGTTAGGTAGTGCCATGATAATTTCCTTAAAAAGAATGATTTACGAAGAAAGGGGCCGAAGCCCCATTCAATTTAGCCCCAGATGCGGGAAGCCATTTGAGGACGAATCGTGCTGTAGCCATACAGAACGTCGATACGGCAAGGCATACGGTCGTTGTTAATGTCGTACTGACGAACAACGCGCAGGCTGATACCGTTATGCACAGCACGAGCAGCCATGTCAACACCTTGTGGGAGCAACAGGTCAGCAGTGGCAAACGTAATGGCGTCTTTGTGGTAGACCAAGTTCTGTGCATACTGGCTAGAAGCGGCACCCAGGAAGGTAGCAGCTTTACCAGTCACGGGCAACACATTCATGGTAGCCAGGGCATGACCAGCCGAGTACATGGGGTACACGGTCACAGTCCAAGTGCCAGACACGGCAGTAGCGTCAGCCAGGGCAACGAACTGATACAGAGAACCAGTAGACTCACGAGTCTGTGGGTTGACTGCATAGCTGTCAGCAATGGTAAACACGTCACCAGCCTTGATGGTGGTGGTCACAGAGCCTTGTTCCAACAGGATGGTAGAAGCACCTTCGGAAGTCACGCCAGGAGTCTTCACCAAAGTGGAGGCCGCAGCGTCACGAGAGCCGGTGGTGTGCTGTTTGATCGACTGAGACATATTAATCTCGTCAAAGCCCAACACGCCAGTACCCATCATGCCGTTACGGAACTGCTTGCTGATGGTGTCTGTTGGATTAAACAGACCCTTCATGCCTTCAACCAAGCCAGCGTTGGCGGCAGGGTTAACGGTAGCGTAACGTGGAGACATAACAGCAGCGTTCTCATTCAGCTTCTGCTGGGCTTGCAACAGCACCAAAGAAGTCGAAGGAGTAGTGCCTGGAGTACCAACGGAGTTACCGATGTACTTGTAGGCATTGGCAACGTCAGCGTCGATGCTGGAAGCCAACTGGCTGATACGAGGTTTCAACACACGCTCTGCGAAGTCGTCCAATTGCATGGTCAGTTCAGCAGATGTGAAGTTGATACCAATGTGCTTTTGGTTGGCTACCGACAGGGTGGTGAACTGCTCGTTGTCGTCCTGAACTTGCAGGGCGGCACCGTCAGTAACCAGAGCGCGGTCCGGCAGACGGATACGCAGGGTGGAGCCAATTTTGGCACCTTCCACGGCAAAGCTATCGTCGTACTGACGATTTACGTTACGAGTGAGCACCAGGTTGTTCTCTAAGCATTATGTTCGCCTGAGTTCGTTAATCTCAGACCGCCCTTTCGGGCTGCTGCATGTCACCATGCAGAGCAGACTATCTCTTCATCCTCTTGCGAGGAGCTGTGCGCTTCCAGCCACTTGGCTGTACTCCCTTTCGGGATAGTCGTTACACCTTCCGCTGGTGAGGGCAAACGCCACCGTTTTTGTGTTTGCCGATTTGACAATTCATGCAAAGAACTTGAAATCCATCAGGAAACTTGTTCTTAATGAGCCACTGATAAAAGCCAGTTCCGCTTCCACGGTACAACTTAGCTTTTCTCATCGCAGCACCATCATTGTTCACATGGTCTATCGACAAAAACATTCGTTCAGTCTCGTTGCAACAGTTGCATCTGTAACCGCCATAAGCGCCATACACTGCTTCTCGTTGTCGGTCTTGATTGCGTTTGGTTTTTCCTGATTCTGCTGCGCGTAACGCTGCAACTTCCTCAGGTGTTCCATTCGCTATCTTCCGATTGCGCCATTCGCGGGATTGTTCACGGGATTTCTCCCTGTTCGCTTCCCGCCAATCTTGCATACGTTGATTGACTTTTTCTCGGTTACGTTCTCGGTATCTGGCAGCAGCTTCACGATTTTTAGTTCGCGTTGCATTGTCAATTACCACTTCACTTTTGGCTTGGCTCGGTATTTTCATGTAATCATTCTACATGATGTCCACCGAATTCACACAGTTTTTCTTAATGATTACTCATTAAGGAGACCTTAATTAATCTCAAGAGCCTTCCGGGTGATCATGTCAATTGTCAAGATTGAATTAGACATAATCTATATTTCCTTTAAAGTTAAAAAAAGTTAGCGGATACGTTGCGATTCCCACTTTTTCGCCTGTCGTGCCCTATCAGCTTCAATCCACTGGCTGGCTGTCATGGTCTTGATAGACCGTGGGTCAGTAGTGTCATGTGCTGGCGAACCGGAGGTTCGGGCGGTAACAGGTGAAATCGGCGCTGGCGCAGACGTTGTTCGTTTTACGGGAGGATTATCGGACAATTTGCCCTCGATCTTCCCGATTTCCTTTGCCTGCATGAAGGGCGTCATACGCGAGATGCGATCTGCTTCTTTGGGGTTAGAGCCGAGGTAGTAAGCTAACTCAGGTCCAACGTCCGAGGACTGGATCGTTTCGGCCATCACATCAGTGATTGGGAGCTTGGGGTTGTATGCGACTTGTTCAAAGTCATCATATTTCGTCCGTGCTTCTTCTTCCTTGTCGTGATAGCTCTCAAGAACTTGCGACTGGCGTTTAGCAGACTCACGTTTGGCAATCAGTTCTTCAGCTTTCTGGTAGGCCAATGCGTCAGCATAGGCTTCAGGGCTTTCAAACTGGTCAACAGACTGTGTGGCTGGTGCCCTCAACGTTTGTTGTTCAGACTGGCGTTGCGCTTGATCTCGTTCCCACTTACGTTGCTCTCTTGCGAGGCGTTTGCCGATTGCTGCATCAAGTTCCTCTTGCGAGAATGACTTGGGTGCTGCTTCAGCGATTTCCGGCGATTGAACTTCAGCTTCAGGGGCAGCCGTTGCTTCCTGTTCTGGCACGGGTAGTGACTCCGCTAATACTTCTTCTGACATTTTTGAATCCTACGATTCCCTGGTTTACCGAGCCAGTACGGTTGTTTGATTGTATTACTATTTATCTGACAAAGCAGATGTGGTTACTTCACGCAATATGACCATCAGAACAGGCCACAGCAGGATAACGTAATTGCGATAGGGCATTGGTATGAACGAGCCAAGGAAGCCACTATTGACCTCTATAGCCGTTAGCAGCGCACCAATGATGGCTACCCAGTAGGTCTTGGATTTGAGGCGTTGGATGATGGGGGTCATACGATACCAACCCAAACACCCGATCGCTTCTGATAAATAGTAGTAAGTGTCCCACCATCCTGACGAAAACAAATATCTCCATCAGCACCATTGGCATTGCTTGGAGCGCCTAGGGTCATGCGCAAGCCCGGCCCACTATTTATATCCCACAAAAGTTTAGGGATGGCATTTACTGCACCAGCATCACCGCCAGAAACCACGCTTTGATACAATCCGAAATCTCCGTATGCTGCGTTAAGAGATTGCAAAGCGTAATTGCGGTTATTTACAAATGGGGCGTCATTGTCAAATCTTTGAATAGTTGTTCTTGCCGTACCGTTATAGACAGGCCCAGATATTGTCATTGTTTGCGCGGAAGATATAGGAGTTTTAATGCTTCCTTGAGCAACAACAGTATTGTCTACACCAAGATCAATCACCAATGGCACGCCTACTGCTGACATGACTTGAACATAGTTCAGAAAAGCCGTGGTATCAAGTTTAAATTGTCCAGCAACATTAGCTTCAAAGTCGCCGCCAATAAAAGTTTGAACTGTTTGCGTGGGGGCTGGTGGAGATACTAAACACCCAAAACCAGTGTTTCCTTCGGCCAAAACGCCAACCCAAGTATTTACTTGGCACAAGCCAATTCGTAATCCATCACCGCCGTTTTGCAGAAGCGTGAGATTTATTGCCGTACCTGCGTTTGCGTTGTCGTCAAAGTCGTGACAGTAAACACCGTGACTTGTATTGCTTACCGCAGAACAATTTAGCATTGTCCAAGAGTTAGAATTGTTTCCGGTTGTGTCTTTACCTATACGGAAACCATAAGTGCAACCCGCAACATAAATGTTTTGCATGGCACAAGCATTGGCAAGCACGTGAATGCCATCTCCGGTGTAACCATTGCCAGTAATGCCAAAATCTGACAGCGTAGTACGAGGTCTAGTTACGGGAATAGCTTGACCGTTAAATACTTTTTTAATTAATGTGGCAAAAATTCCATCGCCAGATAACACTTGACCGTCAAAAGTGTTTATTGGCAACGGTGCTGTAATTCTATATGTGCCTGTTGGCAAATAAACGTGCATAGCGACAGCAAGAGCCGCGAGTATTGGCGCTGTAACGTCAAGCGTTGCCGCATTAGATTGAACGTCTGCAATTTGCGCTGGTGTCATGTAATCAAAAACATTGGCAACTGCACCAGAAATCATTGAATTGGTTACTTTAGTAAGCGACATTTTTAAACCTTAAACAAAATATGAACCTGTTATAGACAAATCAAAAGCTACGTCCATTAAGACATTTGCTGCTGCACCACCACCAACAGGCACTTGCTCAAGAGCAAAATTTGTAAATCCAGCACCTAATCCAATTTGAAGAACATTTAATGCTGTCAAGGCTAAATTTGACGATCTTGCTGAAGCGGCATAAATAGACCCAGATGGACCGCCAATAGTAAAGGGAAGTCCATTTACTAGCATCACACCAGCTCCCGTGTGGGCTGTCTGAGTTATAGTAATTGCAAAATTTACGACATTCCCAACTCTTGTATAAGTGCCTAATTGCGTTGTATATGTTCCTACTCCCGGAGTAGAATATCCCGTAATAGTTGGCGTAAATGTCCCCTCCTCATACCAGTTCAGCAACTGACTCGTCATCCCCGCTGCTGGAGTGTTGGCGGTGAAATTGATGCCTTTGGCTGCTGTTGCGGGGACTAGGTTGCCGTTAGATACGTTGACGTTTCCGGTGGCCGTAAACTTTACTACGCTAGTCGCATTTGCCACTCCGCCCGCAGTCGGCGAACCATCCGTAGACCTATACCATTCTGTTTCGTTTTGATACTGCAACATGAAGCCGCCGGGGTTGGCAGTTATATAGCGGTAGTTTGTACCATCATAATATATGTTTTGGTACAGGCGAAGGTCTTGCCCGTTGTTGGAGTTAAAAGCTGCGTTCTGTGTCTGGAATACGGCGCTGCTCCAACCCGCAATAGGGGTCGTGTTGCCAGCACCAAAACTGCTGCTGGCTATAAAATTGGAACCATTAACGGTTTTTCCCGCAGTAAGATCGTCCACCGCCACTTTAACGGTAGAACCGTTTTGCACGATAGGCAGTACTTCAGTACCAGCTAAAGGTGTTGCTGCGCCTGTAAGCGCCGAGATTTTTTTGTCAGCCATGATTATTGTTCCGCCTTAAAGAAAATTCCGTCTAACGATATATTGGTTGCGTCTGGTTGAACTTCGCCGTCTGTTTGTACAGCAACATATCCACCAAAAGGCCCAAAATTACGCTTTTCTAATGGTCTGTAACCTACGGGTAGCGTAAACGCAGCGACATTAAGTGCGCCAGCCGACAGGAAGCCTTTTAGTTCAATGTTGCCCGTATACTGGTTTTTTCTGTATGCAGCAGTAGCGTTAACGCCGCCCACATTAGTCCAGCCATTTTGGAATGTTGGTGCAATCCAAAGTGTGTTCTGAGAAGCAAACTGTACGTTTAACGCTGGTGTTGCTGGCGCAGGATCATCTAATCCGTAAACTATGAGTTCAGTCTGGTTGGTGTTGACCGTACCAAAAGAAGCGTAGAACGCAATACCGTTAAAGTTTAAGATGCTTTGAGTTTCGTTACCGATAGCAAGCAAACTACCAGTGCCGCTTATGTACGCATGGCAACCCATGATATTGAACGTAGATTTAGCCGCAGTAATAGCGTATTTTACGTCGTTTACGTCACCTTCAATATAAAGGTTAGTGAAGTTCGCCGACTTTGTGTTGAGCATTAAAACACTGTTAGAAAACACTTCAATGGTGGCGCAAATGGTGCTTGTCTGTGTAGTAAACCCCGCGTCAGCGCCCACAATCAAACCTGTGGAATATTGATATGGCGTGTTAGATGGGAGTTGATATGTCGATACCAAGGGTCCGTTCAAAGCAGTCATAAACGGTAACTGATAACCCGCAGGAACATTGGTTGCGGTTGGAGATTGTGTAGCCAGAAGGCTTATCTCGTTTGCGTTTGCGTTGTTCCATACAGCCATGCCGTAATACAGCGTCCGTGCAGTTACAGACCATTTGCCGCACAAGGATTCGTTAACCAAAAATCCGCAGCCTACGCCAGCTACAGCCACGTTTTCAATGATTGGGCCAAATGATGCGTGCATCCGCACACCACCGTAAGGGATTGTGTTTACGTTAGCGATGCGAAGGTTGCGAACACCGCAGTTAAACGTGCCGCCAATACCTAGCAGATTAGATGTTAGAATCGTGTCATATGGAATAGGGAGTCCGCCAGATGTAGTTTTGGCTTCAATCACCCATTGCATAGGATCAACAAAGTCAGCAATTATTCCGTTGTTATAGTCAAACGGGAACACCAGTGGGTTTGTGCCCTCAAGCGTAACATAACTTGGAATACGCAAAACGCTGGTTGTCCGATAGCGTCCAGTTGCAGATGTCATGGGCAAGTAAACAGTGCCGCCGCCATTGCTGCCAACGTAATCTAATGCAGCCTGAATAGCCGCCGTATCGTCAGCCACACCGTCACCCACAGCGCCAAAGTCCTGTACGCTGACACTCTCCCGCAGCTTGGCCTGCACCGTAGTTGCTACGGCTCCTGTGCCTGCTGGTTGGTAAGTTACTAGGGAGGCATCGGTCACACCAGTGGATAGTGTCTGAGCAGTGGTGAACTTGACCAGTGCGCCCACATGGAGGCCAGAGGTGAAGGTGACTACGGTAGAACTAGTTTCAACGTAGCTGTATGTCGCACCGTCGATCTGGTTTACACCATCAACAAACACTGACAGGTTATTCGTACCCGGCTGGTATTGCATCGTGGTCAAGGTAAACACGGTCTGGCCTGCTGTGGCTGTCTGGACCTCAGTCTCGGTCAAGAAGTTCACAAAATTGCTGTTGATACCGACAATGTTGTCGTAAGTGCCAATCAGCACATCATTGGCGTTCTTCAAAACAAACTTGTATTGCAGGCCATCAGTCAGCCAAATCTCACCACTAGGCACTCGCCCACCAGCATCAAGAATGATGGGGTTAGAGTGAGCAACGGTGCCAGCAGAACTGGTGTAGGTGGCTTGTGGGGTCGTTGTACCGGCAACGTAGCTGTACAACTTACCACCAGTCAAAGGATTGCCGTTGTTGTCAAAGAATTGACCGGCGACACCGCCGACAGGGGAAAGAAGAACAGCCATTTATTACTCCAAAAGAATCAAACCACCGTCCTCTTGGACGAGGTTGTCGCCGATCTCAGTCAGCAAATTGCCCTGCACCGTGGCATCAGCGTAGCCCGACAACAGCGACATGACGGCACCCAAGCCAATGGCTATGCCGTTGCGAATGGGGATGCCGAAGTAACTCATTGCGAATTGATGGGTTTGCAATAGATTGTGCCACCAGTAGACACTTGAATCGCACTCACGCGCCACAGACTACCAGTACCCTGAGGCACTTTGAACGGGATCGGTGTAAACGGTGGGACTGGTGTGCTGGAAGTAGTTGCCACAGCACCTTCACCAACCTCAATGTAGCAGGCTTGGTCTGACCAAACAACAACACCCTGGGGGCCAGCGGTCCATGTGCCAGTGTTACCAGCAGTACCTGTGTAGGCAACTGACTTGGCAGGATAGTCCGCTTTGGACAAAGGATTCAGGAGTTCCATAATTTTCCTTTACGCAAGAAAGCGCAATTTGTACAAGGTACGCAAATAAATTTCAATGATATTGTCAATCAATTGTTGCAGCGATGAGTCTGATTTGTCAACCACCTCATATCTGCACTTCTCGATCTCGTCAAGCTGGTCCTGCAAGAATTCAATCACATTGGTCGTTTTCTTGGCAGACATCAGGCTAATTGGCCCAATCATACCGTGTCTGCCTTGGTAAGCCTCGGCAAAGTCATCGGCAGCGCCAACAATGCGGTCATAAAAGATATTGAGAGCAACGTGCTTGGAGTAACTGCGGGTGTTCAAGTGAACACTGTGGGTCACATCACGGGCTAGGAATAGCATTCCCATAAAATCACTGCATTTCATTTGGCATTCCTTGTGGTTGCATTTGCTCCATACCTTGTTCTTCCATTTGCGGCATTTCCTGTGGTTCACGCATCTCAGGGATACCACCTTGCTCCATTGCAGCAGCAACCACACCCATCGCAATGTCTTGAATCTGTTGTTCAGTCATACCGGCCTGCACAGCGGAGATACGCTGTGTTTCAGCCTGGTACGCCTTGATCTCAGCTTCGTAGTCCTTGCGCTTCATGTCCTGCATCTCAATCGACTTGCCGACATTCTGGATCATCTGGTGCATCTGCTCCATCTCCTGACCCATCGCCTGCATCTGCTGCTGTGCAGCCTGCAACTCAGGATTGTCTTCGCCATCAGACATCAGCTTGGGGTCAATAGTCTTGGCAAAGCGTTTAGCCATCTCTTGGGCGCCCGGCCAGTCCATGTTCTTGACAAACAGGTCACCGGCAACTTGCCACAACTGTGGGTTGCCTTGCAGCAACTGGGCCATTGCCTCCAGAGCCTCTTGGCGCTTGGTAGCGTAGCCTGGGCCGGTGGTCGCCACAACATCGTACTTGCCAACGCCTGGATTGTAGATTTTTTCAACCACGACACCCTGCTGATCCACAATTTTATTGACTGGTTCAGCCTGGTCAGGGTTAATCTTGACCATTTTTGTCTCACCATCTTCACCAATGATCCGGGCAATACGCTGGGTATCGTAAATCTTGGGGATCAGGTCCACGAGTTGGCGGGCAATGTGACGGACGCCACGGGCTAGGTTGTCACCGTAATGGTATGTGCCGACATCGCCCTCACGCTGACGGGCCAGGATGGCTTTCCCTGAGCGTTCGTTGCTTCCCATGCCCAGAGAAGCGTTGTACTGGCCTGTTGTGGACTTGATGTCCTCAGAAGCACCAGCCTTGGCCTGTAACAGCCCACTGGAGGCCATTGGGGGCTGGGCACGCTGGGGTAGTGGCAGAACAGCGCCTTGGCCGTCTGTAACGTCCGGATTGACCTCCAGATACGGCCAGTTGGTCGTGTTGGCGGTCTTCCACTGGTTCTCGTAACCCTCAAACTGACCACCGTAGCCAATAAATGGCGCTTTTGGTGCCAAGGCCAACATTTCGGCTTCTTGCGAAACCCAGTAGTTGTACATGCGCTGGGCATCTTTGGCGTTACGAACTAAGCCAGAAACGTACAGACGGCCATCGACTTCAAACTCATTGCCAACAATCCGAATCACTGGAATCCACTTGCCGGCCCATTCGTTTTCGGACAGTATCTCGTATCCGTTGATTTTGCAATACTTGACCCTTGCACGATCAGACTCACGCGACTTTAGCGGCTTGCCGTAAAACGCCTTGAGTTGCTTGTCTTCCGGTGTGCCCACGAATGCTGTGGCATTGCCGGGATACAGGTTCAGCGTGGCGCGGTCATAGTCAACGTAGTAGTAATCAGCAATGCGAATCGTGTCCTCATTGAGCCAATTAGAGATAGACTGGTCACCAACACCCAGAGACTGGAGAGTCGTGATAGGCGCTGCGTCAGGGTACAAACGGGCATATTCAGCCTTTGTCAGGTCTTCTGTAACAAAACACCACTTCGCATCCGCACCCGTAGGGTCTTGGATCGTAGGGTCCATGTAGACGGAGAAGCTGTTACGCACCCGGCCAATCTTGATGTCTTGGTCAAACGTGTTGTCGTCGCAATACTCAGTCAGCAGACGTATGTAGCCTTCACCGTAGGACACCTGGTTTTCGCAGGCGGTGTCATAGGCCACATCAGCGTCAGAGATGTACTCAATGTGCCGGATCATGCCGTTAAAAATGTCAGCAATCTCCACGTCAGCCTTGTCGTCTACCGGGATGACCTTAGCACCAGGGCGGTTCTGCCGCTGGTCGTTGGTGACTTGTCGAACGTGCTGTGGCAGCTTGTTAATGGTCAAACAGGGCCGGGCGTTGATGGTCTGGCCCTGCACAGCACCACGAGTCGCCAAGACATCTGAGGGCCATTGCCAGTGGTTGTCAGGGGAGCCAGCGTAAAACTTCAGATCGTCGATCTCGTCCTCACGGGACTCAGACAGTGCCGACATAGCCAAGTCCAGCCGGGCACGGGCGGTAGCCAGCACATCAGCGTTGCTTTTGTCTTTGGATGAACCGCCAACAGCAACGGCTGCGGCGGCTACGATGCCTGTTACGTCAGCCATGTTATTTCTTTTTCATTGGTTTGGCAGCTTCACGCTTTACCGAATAGGCAATTGCCACACTTTGACTCACAGGTTTTCCGGATTTAATTTCAGCAGCAACATTCTTGCGAAATGCTGCGGGGCTTTTGGATTTGACGAGTGGCATATTAAGACCCCATCCATGATGTTGCTGCGCTGCCGGATTGCGCGTTTACAC